TTCCAGGGGCTTCTAGGACTCATAACAGTAAAACCAGACCTCCTAAGTATCGTATGATCCGTTACACCAACTCCACTCGTCTTTCTTGCACTTCCAGTGGGATCTGGACAGGCAATAATTCTACGGTCAACTCCATATCTTCTCGTTACTTCCTCTGCAAAGTCCCATGTGGTAGCACCTCCTGTCAGCATGATTTCATCAAAAACATAAAGCGTATCATTATGCTTAACAGCACAGATTCCCGCCATAGGATCTACGTTAAAATCCAGCCCAATTAACAAGGGAAGCATGTGTAAATCCTGTACTTTCTTGTCAATATTCTCATCAGCAAAACTAACAGCAACCAATCCAGTAAGATTTTCAAAACTAGCCTCAAATTCCTGTCTGAATGTTCTCGCATCCAACTGCCCTCTAGCAGCTTCAACCTCCTCTTTCTTTACATTACCCCCCTCTATCGTAGTAAAACTCCACCTTTGCCAATCATCCCATTCCTTTTCACCACAAAAACACCACATATCATAAAACCAACTAGCAGTTCCATCTGGTGTACTAATAAACAGTGCCCATCCTTGCTTATCAGCCAACGCAGGTCTTATAACTTCAGCCCAAACGTCCCTATCCATAAATGCAGCCTCATCCAATACAACACCAGCAAGACTTCTTCCTCTCAATGCCATCGCATTTTCAGTTCCCTTCAACTCAATACTCGACCCATTAATTAAATCCAGTCTCAAATCTGTCTCATTCTTACTCTTAACCCAAGTCCTTGGTGTTAATCTCTTCAATTCCTTCCATGCAATATCCTTCGCCATCCGATAAGTAGGAGCACAATAGAAATAAACCTCATTCGGCCTATTGATAGCCCCTCTCAACAACTCAATACAGCTTAAATAACTCTTACCAAATCTTCTTCCAGCTACAAGCACCCTAAACCTCTTATCACTATTAAATACCTCCCCCTGTGCGTACCGCAAACTTATCTCATTCTTTTTTTCACCACTTACAACCATCAAATTAACAAAAAATACAACTCATACCCCCTATTTATAGCCTATTAACATACTTTTAAGTTATCATTCAACTAAACACACCCAAAAACATCGTGGTTTCATCTACATTCCCTGCCGATCAACCATTAGAAGAATCTAAACCTAAAAGAAATATTAACTTTCGTGCTCGTACTTCCGCACAAAACGTACAACTTCGTTCTCAACGCCTATACTCTCGCCAACTTGAAGGTAAAACAACCCGTGCCCTAGTCCTAGAACATTCCAAAATAGAAGGCATCTCAGAAGTAACAGCCTGGCAAGATTGGAAAAAAGTTAAACAGTGGAATAAAGAAGATTGGGAAAAAGATAGAGAAACTCTCCTTCCTAGACTCCAAGCAATGAGAATCCGACTATTCAACAAAGCCGTCAAAAAAGGTCAGCTACAAACCGCAGCACAAATCCTAGATTCACTCGGTAAAGTAATCGGCGAATCAGTAGAAACAGTCAATATACAAGCTCCAGAACTTTCCATAAAGGTTGAACCAAAAAATTAACGGGAATATATTTAAGTTGTCCAAGGCACACAAAAATAAAAATTATTTTGCAACCCTACCCCATAGGATAGAGTTAGAAAATTAATTAGATTCTAAGGTAGTCAGAACCGCCTACAGTAGGCTTTATTTTCTGATAGGTAGTTCAGGTTTAATAGTTATAATCATCTTAATCTACTATCAGCTTCTAATATAGGTTCAATTATAAAAACCCCGTTATAAAGATATTCTTCGTCATAGTCTTTTAAAATATCAAGTAATTTATGACGAATATTAAATTTAGAATTATCATTCTTTGATAATTTTTTATATGTATTTAAAAAATGATATTTCTCATTAGTTCCTAAATGATCCCATGTTTCATAATTTTTTATTATGTTGTTAAGACTTAAAAATAATAAGTCTTTTTCTTCTTCAATAAAATTCATAGTAAGATTTTAACTAATACTATATTAACTTAAATAAAATAAGTTTACTAAGATATTAATATAATATTAACAATTCTTTATATGATATACAAATATGATTTATATCTGTTAATATTCTAGTAAGTTTATTATTTTCTATTGCTCTTTAAATATCCTTAAGTAGGTAAGATCAAATCAAGACGTATTAACACTTGAGATAGATTACAAGCTTATTGCAGATGATTTAAAAGCGATATTGGGGATAATAAATGAATATAAAAACAAATTATCAAAAAATCAAAACTTAAAACCAATGGAGACAAACTACACAAACATTAAACACTTTAAATTTAATAGTGTTAATAATTCAACTATTACAACAGTTGGAGACTCTGATTTAATTTCATTTGAGATAATGGAAGATCAGTATAACGGGATAGAATTAACAATGGACAAAAATTATTTTATAAAATCCATTTATCCTTTTTTATCAGAATTAAGCGAGAAAGAGAAGGAGACTTTTAAAACTTGGTTAAGTGAGGCTTAAGGATATGTTAAAAAGTTTAATTATTTACTTTGGTGCATATTCAATAATGGGTATGTTTTTATACTTTTCAATATCTGATAGTTTATTGAAATCTCAGCAAATCCACTGTAATAACGGCTCTCAAGTAGCTTGTAGTTATTTAAAAAACTAAGAAAATATTTTATAGGTAGTTAAAAAGACTACCTATAAATTTTTATATATAAAATCAAATCTTATTAAAAAAATTATTATGACAATTAAAAAAGAAACATTTTTTGAAAGTATAGATAGATATGCTTTTGATTTTAATAGGTGTAAACCATCTAAAGGTTATGCTCAATTAGATACAACAGAGGATGCTTGGTACTATGGTAATTGGGTTAATTTTAGGGATTATAAGATAGTTAGTTATGTAGAGGGAGATATTACTATTGAAACGTGCGAGAATGTAGAAGAGTTTAAAGAGTTATTAAAAAAAACAGTAGATTTTTATAAATTTAATCAAGAAAATTTTAAAGGTATAGATTTAATGGATGATGAGAATATTAAAAAAGATTTTAATAAGTTGGGATTAGATAAAAATTATTATCTTTATAAATCATATTGTGAGGTTTAATAAAATGAATATAATTAAAATTATTTTTTATCAGAATGATAAAACTTTTGAAATAAATAAAAGTTTTTATTATAAATATGAGACTAAATATTTTGGTAAAATTTTAATAAGTCAAAAAAGATTTAAAAGATTTTATTCTAATTGGGAACTTAAGTTAAGAAAAGGTTTAAAACCTGATTATATGAATAATAAAACTGTGTATGATTTATTAACAAGAAATAACAATGATTTTAGTTATAAATGTTTTAATCATAGGAATGAATTAATTAATAAAGATTTTAATTTTTATAAGTATATAACAGTTAAGAATATGAAATTACAAGGAATAAAAGATTTAAGTTTAGCGGATCAACTAGCTAATGAATTAAGCATGGAGCTTTTAATCAAATGAAAAAAGACAGTATTTTTTTTAAAACTAAGGTTAAAGGTTATTTAATTAAAAGTAAATATTTATCTGGAACTAATAAAAGGAATCCGAGAGCTAAGGTTTATTTAAAAAGAGATAATAATACTACTTGGTCTAAAACTATTGAATGGAATGGTGATATTGAAGCGGTAGATAATTATTATCTAGCGTGTATTGGATTAATAAAAGAATGGCCTTTTAATGAACATAATAAAGATATGGAAGTATTGGCAATAGGTTATGAAAATAATAATTATTACTTTATTGTTCAATCTAAGGTATTTTAAATGGATTATTCAATTCCTTTTTATTCGGGTGATTTAATGCCTGAAGATTTTCAAGAATGGTTGAAAACTTTACCTAAGAAATATACTTATCAAATGAATAGTATTACTAAGGAGAAGGGAACATATACTTTTTTTATAGATCAAGAAGAAGAGTCTTAAAAATAAGACTCTTTTTTAATGCTTTATTAATAAATAACCTTTCAGTTTACTAATTATATGATATAATTCTAATAGTTTATACTTCAAATCTTAACCATGAAAGCATTAAAGCCTATTAAAGGCCAAAAATCAAAACTAACAAATGAATCTATTAAAAGGTTAAGAGTTTTTAAATTAGATGATTCAGAATTAAATCATTTATTAAATTCTTTAATTTTCACAAGAGATCATTATCAAAGTTTCAAGAATGAAAGTAATGAATCAATAGATGAAAGTTTATTTGATTCAATGATTAAAGAAGTTGTAGGCACTTATAAAGAGGATTATTAATTATGGATAAACAAATAAAAGAAGAAATTTATTCTAAATTACATGATTCTAGCGATTATTTGTTAGACAATGAATGCTATCTACCTAAGTCAATAACAGTATCAAATGAAAAGGTAGATTTACGATTGAATGAAAAGGATAGAAAGAAGTTAAAAAATATTATCTGGTATATCGCACATTCTAAATTATGGCTTTAATTATGACATTATTTCAGACAACTATTGATGATGAAAGAATGATTCCTATTCTTTTAGATCACGATTGGATGATTAAACAGACTAACACTTGTAAGTTAGTTTCATGTCATCCTGATACTTATAAGAGATTAAAAAAGAAATATTTGAATAAAAATAGTATTTATTATGAGACATTTAAAAACTACAAAAAAGGTAATTAATTATGAAATATAAAGTGACCTACGCTATAGATTCATTAGATACTCAACCAGTAGTTAAGTTATTTAATGAAGAATG